GTTTCCCAGTCACGATCCGTAGCAGAACAAAGCGTATGCTCTCCGCGAGGCGCTTATCGCACCGCAATACTACCAAACGAAACAGCTTGAGAAGAAGCTAGCAAAGAAGGCAAAGGAGAGAAGCCTATGAAACGAGCTAAATTTTCGCTGTCAAACCACAAACTGCTGTCAATGGACCTCGGACAGCTGGTTCCCTGTGGATTACTCGAAGTGTTGCCCGGAGACACTATTCAGCAGGCATCTTCAGTGCTATTGAGGTTAAGTGCGCTGGTCGCTCCAGTCATGCATCCTCTCCACGTCCGGCTGCATCATTTCTACGTACCGAATCGGCTCATATGGGAGGATTTCGAGCCATTCATAACAGGAGGCCCTGACGGCAATGATTCGACAGTTTATCCAACGGTCACAACACCCGCTAGTACCGGTTTCGCTATTGGTAGCCTTGCTGATTACCTCGGTGTTCCCACAGGAGTTCCAGACATTGAAGTCTCAGCTCTCCCTTTCAGAGCCTACAACCTCATCTTCAACGAGTACTTCAGAGACCAAGATCTCGTCACCGAACTCACCTCTTCCACCGCTTCCGGAGCCGACTCCACTTCCAACGTCGACATCCAAGTGGTACCCTGGCCAAGAGATTATTTTACTGTTGCAAGACCTTGGGAACAAAAAGGTCCAGCTGTTACGCTACCACTTGGGACTGACGCCCCCGTCACCGGAATCGGTAAAGACGACCAAACCTACACAACCGGCCCAGTAAGCATGTATGAGACGGACGCGTCAGCGACACGTCAATACGCTAAATATTCAACAGCGGATAGCTCGTGGCGAATGGAAGAAGATCCGGACAATCCGGGCTATCCCAACATAAGGGCAGATTTATCGAATGCTACAGCCGCATCTGTTAACGACCTGCGAGAAGCATTTGCTCTCCAGCGCTATGAGGAAGCAAGGGCGAGATATGGATCTCGCTACACTGAATATCTACGATACCTCGGGGTCCGCTCCAGTGACGCGCGCCTCGATCGACCTGAGTATTTTGGAGGCGGCCGACAAACTGTGCAGTTTTCAGAGGTACTTGCAACGGCAGAATCGACTGGTGTCAACATCGGTGATCTCAAGGGACACGGCATTGGCGCTATGCGTAGCAATAGGTATCGCCGGTTTATCGAAGAACACGGCTGGATCGTATCTGTTATTTCTACACGTCCCAAGACCATTTACTCAGATGGGCTCCAACGCCATTGGAACCGCAGAACTAAGGAGGACTTTCACCAAAAGGAATTAGAACACATTGGGCAGCAGGAAATCTTAAACAAAGAAGTGTATATGGCTCATGCTTCCCCTGAGGATGTTTTTGGCTACGGCGATCGTTACGATGAGTATAGGCATCAATGGTCATCAATTGCCGGCGAATTCAGAGACACACTTGATTACTGGCACATGGCCAGAACATTCTCCAGTGACCCTGCGCTTAATGCTGATTTCGTTAACTGCGTCCCCGATCCGCGCATCTTTGCGGATCAAACAAGCGACACGGTTTACTGCATGGTTAACCACAGTATCCAAGCGCGCAGAAACCTGTCCAGAGTAGCTAACTCGTTCATCCGCTAAAAGGAGGCACTAATGCGGGCACCAAGACTAAGGGATTTGATCTATGGTCACGAAGGTAAAGGAGCAGCGCTCTCACCGGAACCCATCTCTGTCACCGTTAAAACGAAGGCAGAAAGCGGCCTCCGAACACAGATCACAGACGCGATTAGAAACCATGATCTCGCTCGTGCCCTCGCAGCCGAAAGAGATTACGTTGAGACCGACGAAGAAGCAGATGACTTCAATATCGGTGATGATGCACCTGATCAGGACGAAATCGATCAAGACTTTGGTGTACCAATACCCGACGATGACGGCGTGGATGAGTTTGATAGGCGCCTTGCTGATTCTTTCCGTTCAGTCTTAGAGACCCTAGGCGTTCAATTTCCCACCGGAGAAAGTGCCCCATCTCCGGGGGGAGATCAGGAGGGGGGTAAAAACGCGGCAAAGCCCCCCTCCGACGCTAATGGAGATTAATCGCGGAGCCGGCACCTACTTTCCCCGCGGGTGCCGGTGTAGCGATTAATCGTGGTGAGGCCCTCATTTTTTACTCCGTTCCCCTAGCGGGTAGAGGGGCTCTTACGGGGAGAAGGGTGCAACCCTTTTCCCCGCACGAACTCGCCACTAGCTCAGACCGCACAGTCCGCACTTGATACGGACTGTGCTAAGTGACAGAATACGGTATAGCGTAAGATGGCGAAACGTGGCGGTCGATCCAAATCAAAAACAAGAAGAATTTCGAGCGCGATGTCGCCACCCATCGCTAGACGAAGTCTGCTTCGAAATCCAATACCAATAATTAACTTCGAGGATCGACGACTATGGCAACCAAGGACAATAGGCCCACGCCACCAACTCTCAAAGAACTACGGGACTACGAAAAGAACGGCCAAGAGACTTTCCACTCCATTATCGAGGCCGGAATGGTCCGTGAGTTTTCACGAGCCACAAAACGTTTTTATCTGCGTCCGAAGGAAGCGACGGAAGGAAGTGTTATTCTCGATGCGGAAGGCCGGGAAATCGGGCGTTGGACGTAAACGCAAAAAGCGCAACTTTTGGAGCAACATCAGATGTTAGCTGGTCTCATAGGAAGCGGAATCAGTGCAGGTCTTAATCTTTTTGGTGCGAAACAGAGCCGTAAACACGCTGAGAAGATGGCGGCTCGTAGCGAAGCTCTATCTCGTGAGTTTGCACAATCGGGTATTCAATGGCGCGTTGCGGACGCTAAAGCTGCTGGTATCCATCCTCTCGCTGCTCTGGGAGCGAATACCCATACTCCTAGCTTTGCTGCTATGGGTGTTGATACATCAGGTTATGGTGCTGCAGGCCAGGATATATCTAGGGCTATGCAAACAGCGGCTCAAAGCCCGTCAAAAAAACAACAACTTTATAGGGCAAAAGTAATGGAGTTAGACCTACGTAACAGGGAACTCCAAAATGACTACCTCGCAAGCCAAATCGCCAAAAACAATCAAGCCGGACAGACTCCACGAACGGGCATATCTGACGGCCCAATGCTTGTTGATGGACAGCCAGATGCTGGTGGACTACCTCTCCCAGGAGGACGGGTCCTCACCAGACCCATGCGACGTGAGGCTCCTCATTCGGACCGTAAATACCAGGAAGCGGGAGCTCACACAGATCTTGGATATGCTCGAACAAAAGCCGGGTACGCCCCCACCATGTCCCGCGACACCAAAGAAAGGCTAGACGATGACCTACCGGGTGTTATATGGTGGAATATCCGAAACCGGATTCTTCCTGCTCTTGGAATCAATTCGAACAAACCTCCTGTACGCCCTAAAAAGGGGTATCGATGGTATTATAACATTGGAACCGGTGAGTATCGGCAAATTCGGAAGTCGGGTAAGAAGAGGCCCTGGCATTATTATAGGAGATAACAAATGCCTAGATTTCGACGTTACAGAAGACGGATGGTTCGTCGTGGTCGACCTCGCCGCCGATATGGCGGCAGAGTTAGAAGAATGCGAAGAGGCTTTAAAAAGCGAATGCGCATAGGTTACCGTTTCTGATGAAGTGTGCATACCCAATAATCTTGGAGAAAGGCCGCGCCTTTGGGTGCGGCCAATGCGTTAATTGCCGAATCAATAAGAGGCGTGAATGGGCAAACAGAATTGTGTTGGAAAGTTCATTATACGAAGATAATACTTTTGTAACTCTTACATACGATGATAAGTATCTACCTAGTGACGGCTGCGTAAGGAAGGCCACGTTACAGAACTTCATAAAACAGCTGAGGGCGTATCGTGACTATCAAGCAGAAAAACTCGATCAAAAGGCACCTTCAATCCGTTACTTCGGCGTTGGCGAATATGGTAGCGAAACTCTTCGCCCGCACTATCACATTATCCTTTTTAATCATCCTAACTGCTTACGTGGTATCTCCCGGTATACAAAAAGAGACGCGAAGTGCTGTGCAGTATGCGCTACTATACGGCGCGTTTGGAAACGCGGTAACGTGTACCTCGGACAGGTGTCGCTACAGAGTGCGTCTTATGTCGCAGGATACGTAATAAAAGGGTGGAATAAGGAGACACCGATCGATGACTTATCACCGGAGTTCACTCTCAAATCCAACCGCCCGGGAATTGGTCATGACTATGCTTGGGAGCTTGCATCGAGTCTACTCGCCGCTGGCGCGACTCACGTGCCCACTAGTTGTAGACGTGAAGGAAGACTATGGCCGCTCGGCCGTTATATTAGAGATAAGGTTTCGACGTACGCAGGAGGACTAGAACTTGAAAGGGTTCCGCCGAACCAAAGAGTGCACGAATTGTCAGAAGCTATATACAGCGATCCAACGATCCTACCGCAGAACAAAGCGTATGCTCTCCGCGAGGCGCTTATCGCACCGCAATACTACCAAACGAAACAGCTTGAGAAGAAGCTAGCAAAGAAGGCAAAGGAGAGAAGCCTATGAAACGAGCTAAATTTTCGCTGTCAAACCACAAACTGCTGTCAATGGACCTCG